GGAGGTTAACTAGCGTTCGCGTCAGAATCGGAACGCCCTACCCCATCGAGCTCACGACGAGGCGAAGGACGTGAGATAATGTTTAAGAACTTCTATCGTCGCGTCGTCCTGCGTTCCTCTCATTACTCCGAACAACTTCACTCTGCCGTAGCCATTCGCATAGCTTCGCCAATAGACGTTGATTGTTTCCGGTGGTGTTATCGGGTCGCCCGCCTTTATTCTCGTCGTGTCAACGTACACGGCACCCGTTGTGACGTTCTTAATGTAGACGTATGTCTTAGCCTGTTCGTCGGGGGAAATATATATGTTATAGATAAGTAAGTAGATGCCAAGCGTCGGAATACTACCTCTTGGTTTGTCGGTGTTCACTCCGTAGTAGTTTGATGTTCTGCGTCCGTTCTTAAAGTGATACATTCCCGTTGCGTTCCAGTTCTGTGCGTTCTGTTGCAACTCCACCCCACTGCTTTCGTAAGTGTTCGTCCATAGTCGATGCGGCTCGTTCTCGTACACCATAGCAACACAATAGTGTCCATTTGAGGGATATGCCACCGCTCCAAACATATTGTAAGGGTGGGTGCTCCATAGCCTCTCGTACTTATCTACTCCGTCCGCTCTCATTACCATAAACCCGTCCTCGTCGATATGAACCAGCCTCTTGTCCGGATAGAGGTATCTTCTTGATGTTGTCAGCGTAACGGAATGCGTGCCGGCAATGTTCTCCACGCTCTTGCCGTTGTCGAGGTCTGCGTCCGTTATTCCTTGCAATATAGGACACATAAGGAAGTCGAGGTTCGGAAAGAGTGTTCGCCAGTTCCTATTCTCTGATATGAGATAGCGATAAGATATTGTCGCACGTCCCGCGAGAGGCGCGGACGGCGTCGCCTGGACGAGAGTCGCCGTGTAGATCCTATCGTTCCGGACGCGCGAGACATACCGCGGGAGAGGCCGCGTGAGGAACGCGGACCCGGTGACGACTCCGGACTGATAGCGCGACTCGAACGACGACCATCGCGCGGAGCTTCCGACGATCTGAGCGAGCGACGCGTCGAACGTGACGCGCTCCTCTATGCAGTCAGGAACGCCGAGGACGGACGGATAGGAGGCGACATTCTGATTCATTTCAATATATTGTTTGAGTCCATGTGAGCGAGAATTGATTCACCGGAGACGAGTAGTCCGTCTCATTCGCGGCCGCGAGAAGTCGCGCGGACTTCTTGTAGTTGCCCGCCTGGAGAGTCATGAGACCACAGAGAACGCGGAGAAGTGAGAAGTTAGTCCCGCTCATGTATGTCGCGAGGTTGTCCGTCGTGAATGTCCGCGCCACGACGAAAGGAACAGTCTGCGAAGAATTATGTCGGATGCGGAATGTCATTCGCCAGTCTACCGTCTTCGCGAAGGAACTATCGACGCGCGGGACTCGAATGAGAACGCCGGACGTCTGCGTCGTCGGCGTCGATCCTCCCTCTCTATATTGCCTTCCTATGTAGACTCCAGTCATTTTCGTCGCGTCATACGGAGAGTCGACGCCGACCGTTCCTCCGTCATACCCGTCGTCGAGCATATTCGCCGCGACGACCTGGAACGAGCTCGCGACATAGGTGACGCCGTTCTCGACGCGCGAATCTTCTGAGAGCGCGAAGAGGAGGCGACCGTATTTCGAGTGTATTTCGTAGGACGTCACCTTGTCGGGATAGTCCGCCGGAATATAGAAGAATATGAAGTCGTAGGTCGTCGCGTGATATGCTCGCGAAATTGTCTCATAGTAGCTTCCGACGAGATTCGCCCCTCCCGACGGATTCCCTCCTTCGCGTCCCGCTATTGCGTATAAATAATAGACGAGACCGTCCCCGCCTCCGCCCGCTATCGTTCCGAGGTCGACGTCTCCGTCCGCGCCCGGCTGATATGTCGTTCCGTTGACGGTGACGGAGAGCGCGCCGGACGCCTCGCGCGATATGTCCGTGAAGGCGTTCTCCGTGTAGATCGTTCCCGTCATGTCGAAGGAGAGGTCGAAGTAATAGCGCCTCTTACCGTTGACGAGCGAATGTCCCGACGTCGCGAGCGCTTTCGCGCTGAACTTGTCCGCGTCTCTATTGTACGCCTCGACCTGATAGCCAGTCGGAGAGAACCCGACTTGACGGAGTTCTGCGTCGTTCGTAGTCCAGTAGTTCGGCGCGTCCGTGAGGCCGTCGAGCGCGACGAAGATCGGCCGCGAGGCGTTGTTGACGCGCGCGAGGCCGATCGCCCACGTCACGCCGGACGGCGCTCCCATTGCGTCGACCTCGACATAGCCTTCGATTCGCGCCGTCGTGCTCGTCGATGTGACGACGTGATATGTCGCGCGGAACTCGACATAGTACGCGATGTTCTGCGTGTTCATTCCGCTCGATCTGAGGAGGCGTAGAGAGGCCGTCGACGTCGAAGGGCTCATGGAATATTCGAGGTACTGAGTCGTCGAGTCATAGCTGAGAGGCCGTTGAGTCGTTCCGTAGAGGTTGAGACCGTTGAGGTTCGACGCGTAATATCCCGCGATACTCGCGATCGTAATCTTGCCGTCAGCGTCCGGACTGTAATTAGTTCCCAGGAACGAGAGAAGTTTCACCATGTCGCCGACGTCGACGTCTCCGGCCTGGTCCGGCTGATATGTCGTCCCGTTCGCGGTTACGGAGTTCACCGCTCCGCCCCCTCCGACGTTTCCGAGGTCGACAGTCCCGGACGAGTTCGGAGCGTGAGTCGAATCATTTATTTTGACCGCCTGGACGAAGTTCGGGAGCGCGACTTGACCGTCCGCGCCCGGCTGATATGTCGAGTCGCCTACGGCGACACTTTTGACCCCTCCCCCGTCAACGCCGCCGGCCGCGCCGCCGCGTCGCGTGATAGTTTTTCTCTTGATAATCATTGTAGCGTGATGTTTGTCGCGCTCATGAGCTGCTCGTAACGACACCGGTAGAGACCGGTGACGACGTTGAGCGAGAACCCCGTGAGGCGATAGGTGATAGACTGGAATGTAGCGAAGTAGTGTAGCTCATAGACCTCGATTTGAAGGACCATTCGGTCCGCGGCTCTCTGATCTATGAGTGTCGCGAGTTGAAGGACCTCCGTGAGGAACGTCCCGGAATAGACCGTCGAGGAGACCGGCCCGAGGTAGTTCGCGCCGACGCGAACCGTGTGATCCGTCGGAGTGACGATGAGCGAGTTCAACTTATTCACCAGGGAGACGGAGCCGAGGCCCGTGTTCTGCTCCCAGTAGAACAAAGACGTCCGCTCCGTTCCTCCTTCGCTCGTCGGCGTCGTGTCGAGCTCCGCGGGAGGATCCTCCGCGAGGTAGCCGGCCGCAAATTGAACCGAAAGATCGACGGAGTAACAATAACATGAGATCTGAGTCAGAGACGTCGGTTCTCCGTATGCCTGAGCCGCGGCCGGACATGCGACTCCGAACGTCTTGAGCCCTCCGTCTTGCTCGTTGTTGTAGATATTGCCGTTAAACTTGCCGAGGCCACAGAAGTCGACCTCGACGCGCGCGACGTCCGTAATGTTCGCGGGAATGTACGCTAAGAACCCGTCGGTCGCGACTCCGTAGTCCCATGACGTATTCGAGTCAGTTGAGACCCGCGCGAGCGATATATCCGCGACCGCGTATCTCGTTGGAATCGCGATAGGAATAAGTACGTCGGTCCTTTCGAGGAGCATGACGTTCTGAGAAGAATATAACCGATAATTTACCCTCATTACCGGTTTCGTGTAGTATCCGAAGTGTTGATAGCGATATTTAAGCGCCGGTGACGTCGTGAAGGGGAAGTGAGGATCGTCAGAGGGACTAATTCGCGGTTCAAACTGGACTGGATAGAGTTCAAATTCCGCGTTGAAGACGAGATAAGTCGCCGGTTTAATGTCCGTCAACGGCGGAAGCGTCATTGCGTAGGACCTCGTAAAATAGATAGTTGCCGCCTGAGTCGTGTCCGCGTCTCCTATTGCGCGCGCGAGCTCCGTCGCGTCCTGGTGATTCGCACCGAGGAAGAACGCCGCCGGCGTGACGATCGTCTTAATCGAGAACGAAGGAACGCCGCGAGGCGTCGGCGCGGCGTGATAGTCCGTGTCGCTATCTTCGTCACACCACTCGACCTGAGTCGCTATTTGAACCTCCTCCGCGCGTCCTGAGAGATATGTCGTGTCGGTCCTGGTTCCGGCTCGATAATACTGAGATATTGCGAGCTGATATAATTTAGACGCCGTCGGATCCGTGTCTGCGTGTTGCGTCGGTAGTCCCGACGAGTCATATTTGACGCCTGGAAAGAGACCTCGTGAGGCCCATGTCGGCGCGTAGAGGACTGGCGTCAACGGCGACGAGATATAGCCACGATTCATGAGGTACGTCTCTTTACTGAGCGTCCCCCATGTGTATTCGTCCGCGGTCGGCTCGTCAGGCGTCACGACGTCACCCGCGGCCGTCTCCTCCTCCTCGATAGTGATCTCCGCGGACTGGACCGCCTCGACCTTGCCGAGCGAGCATGTCGCACGCTGAGACGTCAGCGCCTGGAGAGTCGAGGGAGCCGTGACGGGAGATGAGATAAAACCGTCACGGATCTCGACGTTAAGGAGCTTACATAGCTCCGTCAGGAGGTCGGCGACCGTTGTCGTCGTGTCCGTGAGTGATGTCAAGTCGATATATGTCGTCGTGATGTCTATTCCGTTCGCCGGCTGATACACGTACGTCGGTAGGTACGCGAGGAAGATGTCGTAGATCGTCAGAGACGGAGACGAGTAAGGGACATATTTTAGCGACGTGAGATAGTCGTCGCAATAGACCGTGAACGTCTCTTTAGTGTAGTTGTACGGTTGCAATGAAGGAACCGACGACACCTTTCCGTCGAAGAGCGTCACGCCGTCGACCGAGATAGTGACGGCCGTCCCGCGGAGGATCGTCGAGTAGAGAGACCGGTCGGAAGTCAAGAAGGAGATCGAGGCCGTTCTTCCGCGTACGCGGAAGAGTTCGTCCGACGACGCCTCGTCGATACTGAGAGACGTGATAGATATATCTCCGAGGCCCGTGACCTCGACCTCCTGCAAATGTTCATTCTCGAATATCATAGAGACCTCCCTTCGTATGTCTTGACCGCGTCCAGGACGGCGACGAGGTCGCGTCCGTCGATACGGAACTCGACCGGAACGCCTCCGCGGCCCATTTGAGCGCCGTTTAAGAGTCGGAATAGGTTCGACTGTTGTTGCTTATTAAGAACCGCCTCTCCGCTATTTACGGCGATAATTTGACGGTCGCCGGACTCGTATTGTCCGCGGACGATTCCGCCGCGGGAGAAACTTTGAGCGCTTACGCGCTGAATTGCCACGATAGACCCAGTCACCGCGGCCGCGGCCGCGATCAGTCGAGCCGGAAGCGTGTACGCGTCGCCCTCCGTCGCCGTATGGAGCGCGGCCGCCATGGCGGCGATCTGTTCCGCTATCGCGAGAGCCTGGACCGCGATCGTCGTCTCCTTTGACTCCTCTCCGAGGCTCGACACCATGTTCGACATAGCTCCGAACGCCTGAGACGCGCCGGACATGAGCTTCGCCGTGTCGACTGTCTTCTTGAGGTCATGTTGCACGGACTGGAGGCCCTTATTGAGAGGCGTCACGTCGAGGAGGACCGGAACTTCGAGTCCGATAGACTGAGGACCCGTGTCTCCTTTGAGTTGCCGGTTTAACTCGTCAATTTCCGCCTGAATCCGAGCCGCGTCGAGGCTCATAGGGACAGTTAATTCGAGGTCCTTCTGTAAGCTCGAGATCTTGTCCTTAATCGCCTTGATAGACCCTTCCGGCGGAGGCGCGACCGTTGTCTTGACCTCGACCTTGTTCTCCGATTTCCCGAGCCGGTTGACGGCCTTCTCGAACTGCGAGGTCGCGCGCTCCGTCTCGCGTATCTCTCGACGAATGTCGAGCATAGACTGTTGCGTGTCGTCGCTCATTCCGTCCGCGAAGTCTGCATATTTCCCGCCCATGGCGATAAGAGCGTCCGTGTCGCTGATTCCCTTCTCGATCAAGAAGTTTATCTCCTCCTGTGAGAACGCGAGCTTCTTCCCGACGGCGACTTCCTGGACCATTGCTTCGAGTTCCTTTCGCTTCGCCTCGATATACTTCTCGCTTCCCTTCGCGTACTCTTCCGCGGCCTTCCTGGCGTTCTCCATTGCCGCGGCACGCTCCTTCGCGGTCGCGTTCGTGTCGCTCATGACCGACTGAGAGTCCGCGAGTATCGCGTTCAAATCTGCCTGCTTCGCGCCCCATTCCATTGCATATGTGCCGGCGGAGTCCATAGCGTCCGCGAGGTTTCCGGCGACCTCCCATGCCTCCTTCATGCCTTCCGCGAATCCTTCTCCCCAGTTCGACGGATCCATAGCATAAGAGATAGCCGCGCCGATCTGCGAGAATATCTTCTGAACCGCGTCTCCGAACTTCTGAGACTTCTTCGTCATTGCCTCGAAAGCGCCTATTATAGCCGTTATCGCGGCCGTCAGGAGGCCGACCGGACCGAGACCCATAGTAAAGGCCGCCGCGAGTCCTTTTCCGAGCCCTCCCGCCTTCGAGAGAACGGACGACATAGCTCCCGAGAGTTTATCTTTAATTCCGCCGGCCAACTGCCCCATTTTCGAGTTTGACTTCCCGATTTTTGTCGCGAGTTGATCCGCTTGCGCGGATATATTATTCATTGCCTTCGTCAACTGGCCCGCGTCGGCCTTGAAAGCGAAAGTAGACTCATATTTCTCCATATCTCATTCGGTTTTAATTTGAAATTGTTCCGCCCACTTCCGGACCTCTTCGAGCTCTTCTTCCGACGGGATCCGCGACGACGGCGACTCCTCCTTCTTCTCCTCGTCCCAGGCGAAGGACATGACGTCGCGCGCCTGGACTCCTTCTTTCAGATGAGGCCGGAGCGCGGCGAAACATATCTCCCTCGTCCGCTCCCAGGCGCCGCGCTCCGCCATGTCCGCGTATCTTATCAGAATCGCCGCCTCCGGCGGAGTCATAGAGTCGAGAACGTAAAGAGGCGGGAGGCGAAGTGAGAGAACCAGGAACGCGAAGAGCGATTCGCCGGCGCGCCCGCGGTTTTTTTTTTCTCCTCCCCCTCAGTGCCGGCGTCAGCCGGCGGAGCCGGGAAGGGGGAGGAAACACCCAAGTCGTCGCCGATTGATTCGTAAAAACGCGCCAGGTCGCGCGGCGGGAAGGCGTCACAGAAGTCGTCGAAGGACATAGCGTTCTCGTTATATGTCGTATAACATAGCCAGGCGTATTGCGCCGCCTCCGCCATGCTCGATATAGACCACGATTTCTTCGTCATAGTCTCCCAAAGGATCATTGTTCGGATCGTGTGCTTTATCCTCATAGTAATATTCAAGAAGTTAGAGAAAAAAGGACGGCCGAAACCGTCCTCATTGATTATTCTCCTTGTTGCGTCGCCGGCTGAACCTTCGTCAGCTTTCCGGACCCCGTGAACGTCACGTTCGATGTCGCGTACTCGCCGTTGTTCGCCGTGATCTTTAGCGACGTGATGATCGCGGAACCCTGATAGGCGAACCGGTCCGTCGCGGTCGTGTTGACGACGAAACCGCCGGTCGTGACGGCCGCGTCGACTGGATCCACGAGGCCGAAGAGGACCGTCACCTTCGCGCCCGTCAGGAACGCGTCGACGAGAGCTTCCGTGTCGGTCCCGTCTGTGCCATGTGAGCAAAGGTTGTCCGACTGGATAGTCCAGGTGATATTCGTCACCTCGTTCTCGACGAATGTCCCGTCGCTATCCTTCGTCGATATGTCCGCCGTGTTCGCGTTGAGATCGAGCTGATGAGACGTCGCCAGTCCGATCGACTTCCCGCCGAGGAGACATTGCAGGTTTTTCCCTTTATAGCTTGTATTCATGTCTTTAAACGTTTATAGTGATACTTGCCGAGCTGATATAGTACCCCTCCGTGAAAGAGTCGCCGCCGTCCTCTATCTCGACGTCCTGAGAGGCCGCCGCGAGATATAACGCGGAGAGTAGAGTGATCGCGTCGCTATATGTCGAGGCGACCACCTGGACGAGGTAGGTCGCCGTCGTCCTTCCGTCCTTGTCCTCGACCGTGATTCCGGTCCTCTGGTACGTGATGTGAGGAACGCCGGCCGTCTCCGTCGCGACGAGAGGATAAGGAGTGAGACCCGTCGCACCGTGAATGAATGTGACTATCGTTGTGAGATCCATTTAGAAGAGAATTTCCTTGTCGAAGATTATTTCCTTGATTTCGTCCTCGTTCGCGGCGACCGAGTCAGCGAGCCAGCCGAACTTATATGGAAAGGTCCCTCGATTCTTTCCCGCCTTCGTCGAGCGGCGTCCGGTTCCGTGATTGAAGAAGATCGCGACGCGCCGGACATAGACTATCGTTCTCAGAGTCTTCGCGTCCGTCTTGTATCTCACTTCCTTCGCGATCCGCGACTTCCCGAGGCTCGCCTTGATCCGTTTCTGCGTGTCCTTCCTGATGATGTTCGCGGCCGCGTTCATGACCTTCCTCAGAGGCCTCGATATTTGTTGCGCCTTCCTTTCGAGTCGCTTGAACGCGCGGAGGTCCGCGTCAATTCTTATCTTCTCATTCGCCATTTTCGGAGGGAGTTGAAGGAGGAGTAATAGTGATGAGCGTCGAGTCGACGGAGTGAGCCGCAATTTCGACGACGTCCAGGTCCTCGCGCGGAGTCACCGAGTCGACGACATAGTACCTCGTCACGCCCGCGACGACCATTGAAACGAGAGCGAATTCCGGTATGACGACATATCTCCGAACCTGGATCACGACGGGATAGACGTAAATAAGCTGCTCTCCTCTATCGAGGACGTCGCCGCGTTTGCGAATGATATTTCCGCGCGTCGATGTCGTCTTGACATAGGAGGACACGACCTCGCCGGTCGTGTTGCGTGTCGTCGTCCTCTCATAGATGTCGAGAGGCGTCATGAGCCGCGCCGCGGCGATATACTGAGTCATACGGAGTAATGTCTATGTGCTGAGAGTAAATAGTCGTAGCTCTTCGCGAGGGACTTGTCGTCACCGCTAATCTCACGGTTCCGGTACCATTGCGCGACGAGCATGAGGAGAGCCTGGAGGACTGATTTCGGAGGATCGTATTCCGGCGTCGGTTCCGGTTCGGGATCCTCTCCTTCCCCTCCTTCGTCGTCTTCTCCTTCCTCCCCTACCCCGGCGTCCTCGTTCGGAGGAACTGGAGGCGCGGGAGGCGCGTCGATATGCCATTCGACGACCTCCTTCGCGGCCGCGATGAGTTGCGTGAGATACGCGTCGTCGCCCGTGAAGGCCTCGTCGATACTACATTGACTCTTGACGAGTGTGAGAAGTTCCTGATCTGTCATTATCGTTTTTTTTTAAAAGAGCGCCGGCGAACTACCGGCGCTCCTCCCCTAACAACATGGACTCCTACGACCACACTACGTCGTTGGAGCGACGTAATCAAATGCTACTACCGAGCCGGCGCGCCTGAGAGCCGCGTCGAGGTATGCGTTCAACGTGATGCGGACTTCTCCGTTCGTCGCGCGCGTGTACGGATCGACCACGATGTCCGCCGCGCCCCACTGGCCGATTACGAGCTCCTGGAACCGTCCGACGAAGCCGAGGCCGGACCCCGCGTTCGTCGTGATGTGTGTCGGATACCCGTCGAGCTCTCCGTAATCGAAGAGGAGACGACCCGAGCCGGATCCGCCGACCGCGACGTCGCGGAGAGACGCCTTCAAAGACGGATTCAGAATCGCGTTAAAGTCTCCGAACATGTTCGCGTTCTCGAGAGCCGCGACGACGGAATACCAGTTCGCCGCCGTCGTGATGTGAGACGCGGAAGAGGCGAGCGCCGCGGGAGCGTTCGATGTGTTCGACGTCGCCAGGAGCGCCTTTTCGAGAGCGCACGCGAGCGCGTTGACGAGATCTTCTTTGAGTAGAGCTTCCGCCGTCGGTGACGTTTGCGCGAGGAACTGTTTCGACACGTCGATGTAGGCCGTCAGCCTCTTCGGCGACAAACTGATCTTGCCGAACGTGCCGGTCCCGTTCGACGCGCTCGCGACCTCAGTTCCCCAGCCGACTGTCGTTCCGGAATAGGTCGGGATGTCGACATTCCCGACGAGACCGTCGATCCACTGAGCGCCGGCGCGCGTGAGCGTCAGAGCGCCGCGGAGAGCCGTGATGATGTCCCATGTCTCCGTCGCGACCGCCTCCTTGCCGCCGTTGTGTGTGTTCGCCTGATAGGCCGTTCCGCCGAGGATCACGCCGTCGAGCGCGCGTTCCTCAGTTCGCGCGATAGGGAGAATGATTGATCCCGATGCGCTCACGCCGGACCGGTTCATCTGCTCGCGACCCGCGGCGCATAAGTTCGCCGTCGTCGCGTCCATTGTCTCATGATTGACTACCGCCGAGATCGCGCGAAGTAGCGAAAATTTCGGGGCGCCCGAGTCCGCGCCGCGGACGACCTTGACCGAGAGACCTTTCAGTCGCTCCTCCATTTCCTCCGCGATCCTCCGCGCCTGGACGATTCCTTCCTGGCACGCGTTGAACTCGCGCTCCTCGTCCTCCGTCAGCTCGCGCCCTTCCGCCTGAGCCTTCTCGATGAGGCCGGTCGCCTTCGCGCGGAGCTCTTGTTCCTTCTTAGTTTCCTTTGCCATGACAATTATATTTGAGAGAGTTATTTAATCTTATCTTTAAGTTTCTGATAGTACGCGTCGAGGTTCTTCCGCGCGTCTCTCTTGCTGAGCGCGACCGAGGTCGACGGATAGGCCGGTCGATAGACCGGTGAAACGTCGTAGAGCGCGCGGACCTTGTTGATCCTCCGCTCCTTGTAGTCGTTCTCCCATTTCTCCGACTCGACCGTGAAAGCGAAGCTCGACGCGGTGATGTCGCCGCGCCTGATACCTTCCAGGAGCTCGTCACCGACGACCGAGTGAGGCGCCTCGAACGAGTACTTCAGCCCCTTCTCGTCGACCGTGAGAGTGAGAGACCCTTTCCCGCGTTGACTCCTCGCGAGGAGTCCGCGGTCCTGATTGTGATTGAGTAGAGCGAGGACGTCGGAGTCCTGGACGACTCCCTCGAACGCGCCGCGACTGATTATCTCCTTGAAACCGCCGAGGTCGCCCGACCACCGCTCGAACACGGCCGCGTAACCCTCGACGAGGCGCGAGTCACCGTCCGCGCGGAGCTCGACGACCTCAGTAGTGAAACGGCGCTCGATTTCATTGTTTATTTCCTTCTCCTTCATTCTGATTCTGATTTAAAATGTTCTTCGGTGACGTCATATTGACTTGAATGAAATGCTCGTCGCCGCCCTCGATAGGAGCGAGATCGAGCTGATGTCGTATCTCATTCTGAGAGAGGACGCCGATGTTCCACAGTGTCGAGTAATAGGACGCGAGAGACTGTTTGTCGGTCCTGAGGATAGATGTCGTGTCAAAGGTGATAGAGAGGTCTCGTTGCTCCTCCGGACTGAGTAGTTTCGCGCGGAACTCGCTTTCAAAGCGCGCGAGAAGTGGTTGAAGAGTCTCAGAGAGGAACGCCAGATTCTCCGCCTCGATAGTGCTATATGAGCTCTTCGAGAGGTCGAAGATCTTAGTCGGAGAGACCGAGAAAAATCGCGCGATGTCAATCGCGTTGTATTGACGACTCTCCAGGAGCTGAGCGTCGGCCGGCGATACCTTGATCGACTGATATGTCATTCCGCCGTCGAGGACGGCGACGGAATTCGGCTTACCAGTCTCCGCGTTGAACGCGCTCGTCCAGGCGTCGCGGATCTTCTCCTTCTGCTCCTTCGCGATGATACTGGGAGACGTCAGTATTCCGCCGACATTTCCTCCATATTTGAAAAATCCGGACGCGGTCCGCTCACTATCGAAGGCGATGTTGAGCGACTGGACCGCGTGAGCGATAGTCGAGACGCCGACGATTCCGTCGTAGCTAAAATTCTTGACGTGTAATATTTGATCGCCGAGGTACTGGACGCCGTTGATGAGGTAGACGACCTCACGGACGAGTCCTTCCTTGTCTATCGCCTTCGCGATTGACACCATGTCCGGATCGACGAAATGAAGCTCGCGAACGCCGTCTCCGTCCCGCTCTATTATCGCGTAACCGTTGCCGCGGAGAAGGACCGAGGCGACGAGAAGCTTCATGAATGTGTAGTGGTCGATTAAGTGATTCGGACGACGATTGAGGACGTAAGAGAGGTTTCGGTCCGTCGGCCGTTTCTCCTCGTCGAGAATAGAGATCGGAAGCTGGGCGAGGCCGTTTGATATGAGGTCGACGCACCGGTAGACGACGGACAACTGCATTGCGAGCTGAGCCGAGACTGGTCCGTATGAGGCCGTATTTACGACGAAAATCGGCGTCCCGGACTTGTCCGTCCTGGACGAGAAGATCTGCCTGAACTTTTCGAGGAATCCCATGAGCGCGAGTCATTAAAGAACTCGCGCAATTTATGTATAATTGTTTTAAAAAACAAATATATCGCCTCCTCCGGCGTTCGGTTTCGTGAGATAGCAGCCAAGAGACTCTATTATCACGATAGTACCGTCTATCTTATTCTCATAGTTTTCCTTCGACGGTTTCGCGTTGCCGTTAGCGTCGACCTTAAGGACGACATTCGCGAAACAGAATGACGTCACCTCGTTGTATTCGAGTTTCGCGCGGCCTGATAGAATCAGTCGCTCAAACTCCTTCGTCGGCCGGTTGAAGTTGCCGAGGGACTGCGAATAAGGAACGAGAGGAAGGCCGCGCGCGGTACAGTCGATCGCCCATTGTGTCGCGTTCCACGAGTCGTAAGCGATTCCGACGAGCGTCACGCGCTCCCATGTATTGACGATCTCCTCCGTGATTCTATCGTAATCGGTGACATTACCGTCCGTGATGATTAGAAACCCCTTATCCGCCCATTGTCGATACTTCGACGCGTTCTTTCCGCTCTCTAATTTCGAGGCCGGAAGATAATATCGGACCTTAAAAAAGTATTCGTCACCACGGATCGCCATGTAGGCGACCGCCGTGAGGTCGCCAGTCGCCGCGAGGTCGATCCCGCAATAGACGACTTCTCCTTCGTAGAACTCGACCTCCTTGACGAAAGCGTCTTTGAGGAACTTGTCCGGGATCCACACGACCGAGGAGTCGCACCACATATTCAAATGCTTAGTTTTTGTCGATATAGCCTCCGTCGGCGAGAGCTGAGCGTTCTTGACCTGAGTCGCGATATATTGCTCCGTAACCGTGACGCCGAGGTTCGGGTTCGCCTTCCTCCATGTCCGCGGATCCGTCCATTCGTCGCCGGCGTCCGGCGCGAATATGAGGCAGAAGAGCGAGTCGTCGTCGGAGACTCCGTTCAGGAGGTCGACGCAAGCGGAATGAAGCTCATAACATGGAAAATGTTTGTTGAAACCGGCCGTCGTGATAGTCGCCAGGTGAGGATCGAGTCTCATTCCCATGGACGATTTCAAAACGTCGCGGACCGACGAGTCCGGCGCGGAGTGATATTCGTCAATGAGCGCGAATGAGGCATTAAAGCCGTCGAGAGTCGTCGCGTCGGCCGCGAAGCAGTTGAGAATCGAGTTCATCTTCCCGAACTTGATCTTCTTCCGGTACCGTTTCAACGCCTTCCCGACCGGATCTATCTGTTTCGCGAGATCCGAGCAATACGAGAACGCAATCTCCGCTTGTTCTCGACTATTTGCCGCGAGGTCGACTTCCGCACCGTGCTCGTGATCCGCGATGAGATAGTAGAGACAGAGACCCGCCGATAACATTGTCTTGCCGTTCTTCCTCGCCACCTCGATATAGGAGGACGTGAAACGCCTTCTCCCCGTCTCGACCCATTTAAACCCGATAATGTTCGCGAGGATGAATAGTTGCCAGGGTTCCAGGCGGAACGACTGGCCGTGAAACCGTCCCTTGTCGTGTTTGAGCATAGAGAAGAACTTGACAAGTCTCTCGACTGCGGCCCAGTCGACGATGAGGTCGTCGCGCGTCAGGTCGCGCAAAAATCGCTCACTCGCGAGACGTTGCAATGTCCCGACGTCCTCCGAACTGAGCGTCCAGTTCGCATAATTGATAACCTCATTCTTGACGTCCATTTCGGCGGAGTTCCTTCATTACCTCATTCTTGTCGTCGATAAGCTCATAGAGCGTCGAGAGGAGGTGATCGAGCTCGTCACCCTTGACCGTTTCGTCCTCGACATACTTGACAAGAATCGCGAAACCCATTTGGACCATAAAAAACCCGAGACCCTTGTCTTGTTCCGCGGCCGCCTGGAACGTCCGCGTCGCCGCGTCGATGAAGTTGTCGTCCCTGAGTCCCTTCGCCTCGACGGATAGGTTTATTCGATCCTCCGTCTTATGAGGCGACAGATGAATGTCTACGTGATAGTCTCTTTTCATATTCTCCTCCTTCTTCGTAATATGTTAGTAATTGAAGCTCGACACCGTCGCGCCAGTATGTCACGCCGCCGTGATCTCCGTACGTGTAGAACGCCAGGTGCTCGAACGCGGAGACATTGACGACGCGGACGACGTCGACGACATTCTTCGCGAAAGCGAGGCCCGCGAGAACTTGCGAGATTTCCGCGACCACTTCTTCTTCGAGGTTTTCGGCCTCACATATAGTTACTTTCATATTGTTAATAGATTACTTGTTTTTTGCTGTTTTTTTCTTCATATTAGAAGGAAAAAAGCGTATCATAATTATGCTTATGTTAATATTTAACATTTCGCCAAATTGCGCGAAACCAACTTCTTAACCCCTATTTGAGCGAACAGTTAAAAACACTGTTCGTGACGTTTTCGGGAGGTCCCGAGGTGCGTTTTAAGGTTTTTAAACACTTTTTCTCACCTTGTCTCACAGAACCCCCCGAGCGAGTTAAATAGACCTATTTTCGTCGCCTTCCTGGCGACTTCGTTACACACCGACGGGACCAGTTTTCGCGGAGATATGCACCCGAGGAGCGACGCGGCCGTCTTCTCGTCGACCGCGAGGAGTATTCCGACCGACAGTCCGTCACACCCGCCGACCGAGCGCGAGACGGCGTCCAGTTGCGCCATTGACACGAGGTCCGTCGTGACGACCGCGTTCGCGCGGAGAAATGTCACGGAGTTGTAGATCATTTCCGACTCGTCGCCGCGGATCGCGTTGACTTGAATCTCTATTCTTATGTCCTTCATAGTACCGTGATTTTGCGTTGTTCAACTTTTGCATATTCCTTTCCGTCGAGGAGGACGATGTAGTTCTCCTCGCTCATCTTCGTGATGTCATTCGCGATCATGTCCGCGAGCCGTTGCGCTTCCTTCTCCGTCATGACGGAGAGCTCATAGACCTTCGCCGACTTTTTCGCCGGCTCCTTCGCCGTCATTATTACCTCGATCTTCATGACTCCTCCTCCTTCTTCTCCGCGGCGCGCGCCGCGCTGATTACCTTCTGCAATTTGAGTTTCTGCTTATAGATCCTCCACACGTGTATGTACGCGCAATCGTGACGGACCGCGACGCGTTGACATGCTGATGTCATGGAGGCGCCGTTCTCGATCTCCGCCGTCACCTCCTGGACGACTCGCTCATACATGTCCCTTCGTTCCTCTCTCTTCATAGCTTGACGTATTCGTTATGTTCCTCCGCGAACCGAGCCTCCGCGTCGCGGAACTGCTCGCGCGTCTTAATTCCGACATACTCTCGTTTGATCGTGACGAGATTCTTGATCGTTAATATCCCCGAGGTCGGATCATAGTACTCGAAACCATACACGCCGACGTTCCGCGCGTACCCTTCGCCGTGAGGCTCGAAACCGAGCTCAAATAGTTCTTCCTTTGTCATATTATTTCAGAATGAAAACCGGTGATCTCTATCGACGAGGACATACGACCACCTTTGATCGTTAAATTCAACGATAAAAAGCCGCCGCGAGACGTCCAGGACGTAGATACATTTGACCTCGTCGATGTCGACTTGAAACTTATAGAGAGCCGGCTCGTCGTCAGGCGTCCGACATTCCGCGTAGACCGTTACATAGCTCGTTTTCACTTCCCCGACGACCTTGTCGCCGTTGCTCGTTTCTATCATTATACTCTTTATATCGGCCATTCCTCGACCCCTCCTTTCTCGATTGAATGATACCACAATGTCCCGTCCTCATAAACTCGCGCGTAGTCGCCGATGAGGCGACACCGCTCATAGTAGAGCGTGTCACATGCTACTATCGCCGTCAGGCGATCGTCGAGGAGACCGAGGTCGACCGTGTCGACCTCTTCTCCCGTCTTGATCTCTATCTTGTAACTCTTCATGATTTACTCCCCCCCTCAGATGCTCGAACGAAAACCACAAAGAAAACCGCAAAGGATCGCAGACTCGCGTATAGTCCGACCATATAGCCGCCGAGTAATCGTTGTACGTCGCCGGATAGAGGTCCGTCAACTGGAACCACAGGTCGCGCGGAATGTAATATGAGACCTTGAATCCGTAACCGTCGAGACAATAGACGGATATGTTCTTCCGTCCGTGAATGATCTTGTAATATTCCATGACTCTTCCGTTTACTCGTCATAACTTTCTTCTCCATATCGCGCGCGGAGTTCTTCGATCTTCGCCAAAGTCCGCGACAATTCCGACTTCTGATTCTTCGCGCGTATAATTAAACTCTCAAGTCGCGCGCGATTCGTGTCTATCAATACGATCGCAATTAACAAGATCTTCCGCGTTTTCGCGGATCTAATGACGACGATGTCTCCTTCCATTAAGGACAATTCGCCGATCTTAGACAACAACCCGGAAGAATACACTCGAACAGACGTTCGAGTATATCCCGTTTTTCCGAGGACATGTACGACTATATTCTTACCATAGTCGCCGGTCCTCGAATTCTTCAATAGTATCTTGAATCTTTCCATGACTTCTCCTCCTATTACTTATCGAGCCACGCGTTCCAAGCCTTCATTGCCTTGTCGCTTCGACACTCCTTGAACCGGCTCGCGTTGTAGTCGAACGGCCCGTACTCAGGCGAACATAGCCAATATTCACCGCGAAAGGACTTCTCGACCCTCTTCGCATAGCTTCCGACACCGCCGAATGAGTTCTTAATAGACCGAGCCTCCGCGACGAACGAACGAACCTTATCAGATAGATGTCGACAGTTCGCGCGCCTGATGAGTTCATGTCTCTTCGCGGCGATAGCGTCCGAAACGGCCTCCTTGCTACCATAGTAGCCGAGGAGGAGACGACCCGTCTTTGTCCTCTTATCGACGCGGTCGCAAACGGTCTCCGCTATCCGCCAGACAATGAGCTCGACCCGAGCCTTCGTCGTCACCTTCGCCGCGCGGACGATGTCGCCAGTGTAGTACCTCTCATAATGTTCCGCGCAAACGATGAGCTTCGCCGTCTGCATGTTGAACGCGATCATCTTGAACGAGGCCTCCTTCTTTGCCTCCTCTCTCGACCGAGCGCGAAGCGTGAGGTATGTCCGGCGCTCCTCGTCGATGCAGATTTCATAATTCAACGGGAGGACCTTGATCCCGTCAATCTCTATTGCCGATAACTTGTTACGTGTCATAATTACTTCTTGTTAGTGTGACCCGGAATTGAATCACAATGCAAATGTAATACATTTTTTTGAACCTCCAAAAAAAAGTAATACATTTTTTACGTCAGAGGCAAAAAAAAATTGCCTCGACACATTTCCGGTCGTGTCGAGGCTTATGTCCGCGGGACTTGTTGGTTAATTTTCGCACCGCGAATTTACTCAGAAAATACGAGTCTTATACCGTTCACCTCGTTAAGAATCCTAAAGACGAGACGGTCGCCGTCGTAGGCCTCCGCCTCGTCGCCCATTGCGCCGCGGTCGACGTCCTGGAATATCTTGACGAGGTCCAAGTTCGGACCCGCCAGGACGAGCCGGTAGCGTCCGAACCCGTTCCCGATGAACATAAGTTCCTCGCCGAGGCGCGTCAGCCGGACGGCCTCCTCTCGCGTCGCGACCGCTCGCGACATGAACCATATTACGCGATTTATCACCTCTCACCCGCGACCATGAGGTCGAGTAAGTCATTCGACTGGACGGTCCTTGCGTCGCGTTCCGTCAAGTTCTTCCTCGCTCGCGCCGTCAGGCCGAATTCTTTGAGAATCGAGAGGACGACCTGCTCCGAGGTGCTGAGGAGCGCGAGGAGGGGATTCTTCCTCGACCCGGACGTGAGCGAGACGCCGAGTAGTTTCGCGTTGATGATCTCGATTCTATTAAACTCGTTCGCGAGGATCGTGAGCGCCGGAATGTCACACACGTCCAGGCGTCCGAGTTGCGAGAGTCGATTCACGACGCCGCGGATCATTACCTGAGTCCCGAGCGTCAAGTTATCGAAATTGCTGATAGAGCGGAGGACCTTGTCCTTCGTCTCCGTGTCGTCTATCTCTTCCATATCTTTCCATAGAATTTAATTAGACTTTCTTCCTTATGTTCGCCGTGAATCATTCCGTGATGAAACTTGCAAAGTGGAATGATATTATCACAGTCGAGGAGGTAGTGTTCGTTGCCAGGCTCGAACGGCGAGTAAATGTGATGAACGTCGTCCGCCGGCGTGATCTTTCCCTCTAATTCGCAAAGATAACAAATCGGAGCTCTCATCATAAGAGCCTCGCGCAATTTCCGCCATTTTGTCGAGGCGTACGCGGACGCGCGCGCCTTCCGAGCCTCCGTCGACGGTCCCCGTCTCTCCTTTTTGAGTTTAGCTATCGTCGGCATGTTCTGATTCTCTGATTTATCTTATTGCAATGCTCGTCCGCGAGCGCGGCGTAGTCGTAGTTCTCCGTCTCCTCCTTCCGGCGCGGACGCGCCTCGCGACGGAGACGCGCGATCGCGCTCCTCTTCCACTCCTGGAACTTCGCCCACTGCTCACCGAGGCTTTCGATCGTGTACCGTCCGAACGTCGATCCATAGAGTCCCGCGCGAGCGCGGACGAGAAAGAGGATCAATTCGGAGAGGAGGACGGCGCCCCAGGCCGCGACGATTGTGTCCGCGATAGAGTCACATTCCGCGACCTCCTTCGCGGCCGCGAGGCGCTGATAGTGATACGCGAGGTGCATAGAGACGACGTCGCGGAACGCGCGCGTCCCGAACGCCGCGTCGATGAGCGCGGGAGTGAGTAGAGCCGCCGTAGGAGATGCGACACAATACGCCTCATGTGACGCGATAGCCTCCTCGCGAGCCGGCGCGAAGACCCGGCAGAAGTTCGCGTAGTCGCGCCACCTGGACGAGACCTCGACGACCGCGCGGCAGTTAACCGCGGCCGTGAGTTCGTTCCGCGATCCGCGCGAGATAGACGTCAGCGTCCGCGACGACGGCCGACTGTCTCTTCTTGTTTGTTCCTGATTCATTATTGTCATAATTACCTTCGTTTATCTTGATGTAGTTTTCTCTATTCATAGTCCAATCAAGCGACGGCCGCCAGCCGCGCGCGGATCCGTCGCGGAGGAACGAGGACGCGGCCGCGCGGCGTATCGTCGCCAGGACGGCGTCGAGGCCGTATTCCTTGACGCGAGCTTCAATGAGCGCGGCGCGGCGCGGCGTGATCTCTCCGCGCTTCCCGAGGCCGCCGTCCTCCCAGGCTCGACATACCGTCTCGACATTATTCGAGACGACGATCTGAGGAGAGCGCGCGCTTTGCTCCTCGCGCGCGCGCGCGTTAGCGCTCTCTATATTACTCTCTAATATACTCTCCCGCGCGCGCGCGCGAGGCGCGGGACCCGGTGACACCCCTACCCCGTCAGCGTAAACGCTTGATATTTCATTAGTTACGCTTTCAACGTCCGCGACCTCGTCGACGTCCTTAAGGTGCTTAAGGTGCTTAACCTCCTTATCGTCCTTAAGGTGCTTAAGGTGCTTAAGGTCCTTGTCGACCTTGTTCCTTCCTCCGGCCGACATGCGAGCTCGTCGTTCGTCGTCGACGTCGACGAACGTCTCAAAGATGAACCGCGCGACCTCGTCCGACGGGACTGGAGGCTCGTCACCCGCGGCGCGCGCGAGCATAGCGCGAACCACCTCGACGAGTTGACTATCGTCCAGGCGCGAGAGCTCCGCGACGGAGCCTCGAGTTAAAAAGATACTGTCCATGATGTGCGAAAATTAAACCGTCACAAATGTATTACATTTTTTTGCCGCCGCAAAAAAAATAGCCGGAAAACGACGAGAATCGTTTTCCGGCGTGACATTCCGTTGTAATTATGACGAAACAAAGTTACGCCGAAATATTCGATTCTCACATAGGTATAATCATAAAATTACCCTGAATTACACATTTTGTTTTTTCCGAAG